TGTATTTACTCATTGTGTTTAGTATTATATTAATTCTTGAATTTTCTTATAATATATTTGTTAATAATTAATAATCAAATTTAAATAATAAACTATCCAGAATATTTTACTTAATCATAATAGGATGAGTTCAGTTCCTTAACTATAAATTATATGTATTAATGCGGGTTAAGACGCTTTTGAATTTCTTAAATTCCGTACATGTTTTCCAGTAACCCATATTTCTTGGTTATTAATTTCAATTAATTCTTTATTTAATTTTTGTTTATAATTTTCATCAGAATTCGCTTGAATTACATTATCTACTTCTTTTCCAGATATAACATCATCATAACATTCATTTATTACTGGTTTAATAGCATCATAAAATTTAGGTGCCCAATCCAGTGCTCCTCGTTGAGCCGTAGCAGAACAATTTGAAAACATCCAATCCATACCTTTTTCATTTACAAGTGGATATAGACTTGCCAATGCTTCCTCTACAGTTTCATTAAATGATTCCATGGGACTATGACCTCTTTCTCTAAGAATATCATATTGAGCCTTAAATGCTCCTTGAATCATTCCCATTAAAACACTTCTTTCGCCTGTCAAATCGCTATAAACTTCTTTTTCAAATGTAGTTTCAAATAAGTTTTTGGATCCAATTCCATATGACAAAGCAATAATTTTATCAAAAGCATTTTTTGTATAGTCTTGATAAATAGCATAAGAAGAATTAATTCCTGCATTATCTTGTAAATAATTATACCTTACTAAATTACCAGGACCTTTGGGTGCAACCATTATTATATCTATATTTGCTGGAGGATTAATATTTGTTTTTTCATTATAAACTATACCCAATCCATGTGAAAAATACAATGTTTTATTTTTAGTCAAATGTTTTCTGACAGTATCCCATTGACTAATTTGAGCAACATCCGACAATAAATATTTTATAATAGTACCTTTTTCAAGAGCCGATTCAATTTCAAAAAGATCTTTTCCCTCTTTCCATCCATCATTTTTTGCATTTTCCCAACTTGCTCCATTTTTTCTTAATCCAAGAATAACTGGAAATTTATTATCTCTAAGATTTAGACTTTGACCTCTTCCTTGAGGTCCATATCCCAATACTGAAATAGTTTCGTTTTTTAAAACATTATGACAATCACTAATTTTAATATAATTTAAATTAAGAACACTTTCAATATATCCATTGATATTATATTTTTTTCTAATGGGAGATAGTGTTGAAAATGAAAGTTTTCTAATGGGAGATAGTGTTGAAAATGAAAGTTTTCTAATGGGAGATAGTGTTGAAAATGAAAGTTTTCTAATAGAAGATTTAACGAAATTAAACATTGTTATATTATTTTTCTTGTTTAATTTTAAATATAAATCAATAACAAATTTATTTGTTTTTTTAAATAAATTTTAATTTAATACTTAAAGAATAAAATTTTGATTTAAAAGCACTTAAAATTTTATATATTAAACAATAAAAGAATGATTAGAAATTGCAATTCTGATAGTCCAACAAATTTGTGGAATAATTATCATCATTTTGAAATTGAAAAATATTTAAATCAAATGTCACAAAATCCATATATTGAAGAATTGGAACATGAATTGGTAAAAAAAAAAAAAACTAAATTGGTAAAATATATTAGAAAAGATATATATGACAGTCTGTCTATATCAGATATAAATAATATATGGGAAAAATGTAAAAATGAAATTGGATTAAATGAATTAAGCAATCAAATTAAGGAAAAGATTAGTAACGATATCAGTATAGTTGATAAAATGTCAATATTTAATGATATTATTAAAGATGAAAATTTGCTAAATATAAAAAAAGATGAAATTATTTTAGAACCAACTAAATTAAGAATATCAACAATGACGGCTTGTTGTAAAGTAGGAAAAGATATTACTATTGATACTAAATATTTATATAAAATGTTTCAAATTCAAAAAGATATAGTGTCGGATGAAGTTCCAAGAGGTAAAAAAAAAAGAATTTACAAACATAATTTAAAACAACTTGTAATTGGATGTAAGGCAGAAGATTATCCAGTTAAAGGTTATTTTGAAAAAGATAAAAAATCAAACTTTTTTAATAGTGCTGCTTTAAATTTACTAATATATGATAATAAATGTATTAATATTAAAGTTTTTAATAATGGTAAAATTCAAATGACTGGAGTCCCAGATGAAGAAAATGGAAGATTAGCAGTTAATATAGTTATAGATTTGTTGAAATCTATACCTGATGATAATGAAACTGGTGATAAAGTTGTTTTTAACAAAAAGCATTTGAAATTAATTGATTATAGAACAGTTCTTATTAATAGTGATTATTTTTGTGGAATTGAAATACAGCGAGAGAATTTAAGTAATATTTTACAAGACAAATATGATTTATCTGTAAATTATGAATCTGAAAATTATCCAGGGGTTAAATTAGAATATTTTTGGAATAAAAAAAATATAGATTTAGGTAAGGAAGGGCAATGTTTATGTCAAAAAAAATGTTTAGGAAAAGGTACTGGTGACGGAAATGGGGATTGTAAAAAAGTTACTATATCAACATTTCAAAGTGGGAAAGTTATTGTTACTGGTGCTAGAAGCATCGAACAAATAAATTCTGCCTATATTTTTATAAATAAAATTTTTCAAAATAATTATGAATATGTAAGGAAAAAAACTAAATCAAATAAAGATAAAATTAATTCAAATAGTGATAGTAAATTTATATTTATAAAGAAAATTAATGTTACTAATTATAATTTATATAAATTGCTAATTTAAAAAATATTTAAAATGATATGACTTGATTCTCATTTGTATAATTATATTGTTGGGTTTTATAGATTTTGTAGCATTGATATGATAATAGCCATACTTAATTTTCTTTTTATTAATAATTTTATTTTTTATTGTATCAAATCTTATTGTTGATGGGTAAAATGTTTATAGGTCATTTGGATTATTAAATGGATAAAATAATAATTCCATTATAAATGGATCAAATATAATTCCATTATAAAGAAATTTGATTAATATTTTGATAAATAAAGAAATTTGATAATATTTTGATAATTAATTTTATATAATAAAGAAATTTTATAATAAAATGGTTAAATTATTTACCATAGAAGGAAATATTGGAGCTGGAAAATCAACAATTATAAAAATAATACAAGATCATATTGTAGAAAATAAATTTGTAAATTTTTTACAAGAACCAGTAGATGAGTGGCTTAATTTGAAAAACTCAGATGGTGAAAATATACTAGATCTATTTTATAAAAATAAAAAAAGATGGTCTTATAGTTTTCAAATGAATGCATTTATATCAAAACAAAAATTAATAGAAAAATGTTTAAAAACAAATAAATTAGTTGAAACAATTATATCTGAAAGGTCTGTTTTTACCGATAAAGAATGTTTTGCAAAACAGTTAAAAGAAGATAATTATATAGATGAACTTGAGTGGGAATTATATAATAATTGGTACGACTGGCTTATAAATAAATCAAATTTGAATACATCCGGAATTATATATTTAAAATGTAGTCCGGAAACATCTTATAATAGAATAAAGAAACGAGCAAGAAAAGAAGAAAATTTAATTCCATATGAATATTTAAATAATATCCATAAAAAACATGAAGATTGGTTAAATAATACTAAAATACCAGTTTTAATAATAGATGTAAATGAAGATTTTGAATTTGATTTAGTATATCAAAAAATAATAATTAATAAAATAATTACATTTTTAAAATTATAATAATGTATTTATATAAATAGATTTTATCAATACTATTATATGGATAATTATATACCAATAAAATGTCTAAGTTTTGAAATTAATAAAAATATTATTTGGAAATATATAGATTCTTTTATAAATACAAATAAAGGATTATGTTATAATGGAAATATTAAAATTCCAATAACAAGTCTTCCAGAATTAGAGATAAAGGGTAATTCTCAATTTTTTATTGACATAAATAGTAAATCTACAATTAAAGATTTAAAAAATTTATTAAGACAGCGTTATCCTGATTTATATCCAAATAATAATGAATTTATAGTAATTTTCGATTCATTATCTAAAGATTCAATATTTAATTTTGATGACACAACTATTATTAAAGATATTCCAAATTTTATAAAATCTACAAATATATTTGTAACAGTGAAACCAGATCAAAATAAAATAGAAAAAAGAAATAAATTAATTAATGATATTGAAAATCAATTAAAAGAAAAAAACAACGAAATAATAAAATTAAGAAAAGATGCAAATGAAAATAAATTAATTAATGATATTGAAAATCAATTAGAAGATGAAAATCAATTAGAAGATGAAAATCAATTAGAAGATGAAAATTATATTGAAAAGCAATTATATACTATTATATTTCCCAATTTAAAAAAAACATATATACACTTTAATAATTATAGTGAAGTGTGTAACTATATAGAAAATGAATGTGGTTATATATATTATATTAAAAATGGACATGAAATAAAATTAAAAGACCATAAAGGAGATATTAAAATTAAATTAAAAATTATTGATGGCACTAATATAGAAGTAACTTTAAATATAAATTCTAATGTAAATGATTTGATGAATAAAATAGAAAATTTAGATAAATATAAATATCCTAAAGATAGGCAATATATTTTTAAAGGTGATACTAATATTTGTGAATCAAAAAACAAATTGATTAAAGATTTAGAACTAAATGATAAACAAGAAATAATATTAATTATTAGAACTGTATGTAATTAAATTTGATTTATTATTTAAAGATATTTATAATAATAAAAATAAAATGGGTCGAATTGAAATAATATTGGGATGTATGTTTTCGGGAAAATCTACTGAATTATTAAGAAGAATAAGCAGATACGATGCTATAAATAATTCTATACTATTAATTAATAGTACTAAAGATACACGAACTGGTAAATCAATCAAAACACATAATAATGATGTAAAAACGGCTTTAAAATTAGATAATTTGATGGAATTATTTAATAAAGATAATTTAGAAAGCTATAATAATGCAAAAGTAATTGGCATAGATGAATCTCAATTTTTTCCAGACTTATTAAAATTTATAGAACAATCAGAACGTGATGATAAAATAATTATAATTGCTGGATTAGATGGCGATTCTAATAGAAAACCGTTTGGTCAAATTTTAAGTTGTATACCGTTATGTGATACTATAGTTAAATTAAAAGCAATGGATATGATATCTAAAGATGGAACTCCAGCTATATTTACAAAAAGAATAGATAATAGTTCCGAACAAATATATATTGGTGCTAAAAATAAATATCTCGCTGTATCTCGAAAAAATTATTTGTCTTAAATGTTTTAAACGTCTTAAATGTTCTATTTGTCTTAAATGTTTTAAATTTAATATAATTTATTTTTTTATTTTTATTTTATAATAAATTATAATAATATAATGGAATCCATTTCATATAATACACTTACAATTAATGGAATTACAAAAATTTGTGATAATAATATTTATACTATTAATTCAAATGAAGTAATTAAATATCAATGGCACGAATATCAATTAAGATATATTTGTGAAATATTAAAAATATCTATTTTAAATAATAAAACAGATCATCATTTATTGCCATTACGAATGGCAGAACTTATAAAACAAAAAACTGCAGATTTAGATTTAGATTTAGCCAATATAAATATAAAGAGTGATAATTTAGATAAAGATATTATGTATGGAATTATACCAAATAAAATTAAAAATACTATATCCAACGATAATTTAGGTGGTACTCCATCAGATATGTTTAAAATTTCAGATAATAATTTATACATAGTTAATCCGGAAACTATTATATTTATACATAATGGAAAGGGTGATTCAACAGAGAACCAGCGCCGTAAATTTTCTAAAAAATATAAACAAAAACTAGCTAATATAACTTGGAACATGAATGATAATAATAATAGAATGATAAGTTCTAAAAAACACATTCAATCATCGACAAATCCATTTTTAAAATATGGAAGATTAGATTGGTTTGGTAATTCTTGTTATGCAGATAGTGTTATTATAATGTTATTATATCCACTATTTAGAGGCAATATAAGTAAATTTGTAATGGATAATTTTATAAATATACAAGATATAGATATTACTAAATTATCAGATGGGCCGGTATTATGTGACCTATCGCGTCCAAATCAAGAAAAGTCAGTAAAAGATATTAATAAAATTTACAAAGGTTTTAGACATATTCATACATTATTAAATGATCATAAATTATTTAATATTTATAAATTTTTAAAAATGATAGACAAATGTCCAAATAAAACACAACAAATTAAATATGGTGATAAAGGCACGCATGATTCAATGGAATTTTTAAATCATTTAATGGAAATTTTTAATATTAAAACATCAAGTTCAAATACAATTAGAAAATATAAATTTTTTAAAAATGATCCAACGTTACAAATTTACGATGATACACTTGAAGGTATATTTACAGATCCAGTCACAAATTCTAATATACAGGAAGAAACAAATAATGATAATTCGAGAGTTATTGTTAATGAAATTTTTTTTGATGATTTAAATAAAATTTTAAAAACTATAAAACATGAAGGCGATTCTATATCAATTGATATAACAAGATTTCTTATAAAAAAAAGAGAAATTTATCCTGATGATTTTTATCATATTTTTGATACAGACCTTTATAGAAAAATAAAGATACAAGATAAAATATATATTCAAAATTTAAACACTGGAGAAGAAATTGATATTAAAACATTATCTGAAGATAATGATATTATTCAAAAAGTAGATAAATATATTGAAGAAATAATTATTGATGATGCAGATACATTATTTTTTAATATTTTTAGAAAAGGTCGAATAATAAATTCACAAGGAAATAATAGAGATATAATTATAGATTCTGTAAAAATTGTACCAGAACCTATTATAAAATTAAAAAGTAAAGTTCTTGTTCTTAAATCTATTATAGTATGGTATAGTAATCATTATGTTACATTTTTTATGAATGAAGATGTGTGGTATTTATACAATGATTTATATTCGCCATCAACAAGTACCCCTGATTACATCACTAGAGTGGGAACATATGATGAATTATTAGTATATTCTATAGCTTCAATTAATAATATTATTCAAACAAATTCTGTTTTAATTTGGTATCAATAAAATAAATTAATTTTGAAATTTATTTGGAACTTTATTTGGAACTTTGAAGTGGTTATTTTAGGATTTTCAACTAATTAAAAATAATACTTAAACTTAATGTTTAATCTATAAAATATCACAAGTTTATGTTTTATAGATTAAATTTAGATACTTTAACAGTTATTCAAAATAAAATAGGTTATAATATATTTTTTATATTAAAAACTATATCAAAAAAATATAATACCATATTTCAAAATAATTTATCATCGATTAATGATTATATATTACACGATAAGATAGGTATTTGGTATATAAATTATATAAATATACCATTAAAAAATATAAATCTAAATTATGGTTTAAAATATAATTATATAAATGTATTGGAGTATTTAAAAAATGATTGGGGTAAATTTACGATAAAACACGCAATACATCATGGTTCGAATATTAATACAATTAATTATTTAATTGAAAATAATTGTCCAATTAATGAATGGATAATGGTTAAAGCAGTATCTATCGGAAATTTTGAATTAATGAAATATTTATATAAAAAAAATATTCCATTAACTAAATGGTCAACTGCTTTTGCATGTAAATGTAAAAATGATTCTGTTCTAAAATGGCTTATTAGTAAAAATTGTCCATATGATAATTTAACCTTTTATTTTGCATGTTCATCTGGTAATCTTAAAATTGTAAAATTTTTATTTAATATAGGATGTCCTTTAAATAATAATTGTTATGCCTGGGCTATAAAAAAAGACCATTTACATATAATTAAGTGGTTATTTTCAAAAAATATCCCAATAACTAATTTTAAATTAGAATTTTATATTAGACAAAACAATTTTAAATCAATTATTTGGTCAATGAATAATATGATCTATAGCAGACCCAATTGTATTAAAAAAGCATTAAAATTTAATAATATTCAATTAATAAATTATTTAACTTAATATTCCTTTAATTTTATTTTTCTCTCTCTTTTTATATGTTTTTATGCTTTAACATTTTCTTTCTATATTTTTATTAATTTATTTATCTTCTTTTGAACATGCATTTGCATTTCCACAACACCAAAACATTTTACATTCATTTGCTGTTATTTCCCCATCTCCATCTGTATCAATGTGATCTAATAATTTTTTTAAAAATGATGTAGATGCTGTGAGAATCGATGGATTATCCATAATTACACAAAGAATTTTTAAATCTCCATTTTTTAAATGTTCTTTTTCTTCATCACTTAATTCACTTGTATATTTATCCCATAAATTATGAGCTACATCAATTATTGCTTTAGTGGCTATATTAGCTTTATCTATACCTTTTATTGTTTTTCCATATTTATTTTCAATAATTTGTACTATACTTTCCATCAAAGAAAACCAGTTAGAAATATCACCAGCACTATGTTTTGTCCAACTTAATATTAATTCGGAGGTACTGTTACTAATATCATCAATGATTTGTTCAAATTTTGTTTTATTTTTTTCTTCACTCATTATATAATAATTATATTATATAATAATTATTTTTAAGTAAATGTAAATGTAAATGTAAATGTAAATGTATAAATAAATTTATATAATTGTATTAATATATTTTTTAATAATTTTAATACCTTTCTTACTATGAATCGAAATATATTTATTATTTATTGGATCTTTAATGTAATTGTAATTATTTTTATATCCCCCAGATTGTTTAAGCGTTGATTTAGCTTGTGGTTTTGGTTTTGATGGTGTAACTTTGGAAACAACATCTGAAATTTTATCTGGTATTAATGTACTTGGATTATTTATATTACTTAGATTGATTGAATTTGGTGGTGTAACTTTGGAAACAACATCTGCAATTTTATCTGGTATTAATGTACTTGGGTTGTTATTATTTAAATTTGATGGTGTAACTTCTGGAACAAAATCTGAAATTTTATTTTGTACTTGTTCAGCTGTTTTTTTAAGATTTTTATAAATAGGATTATTTTTTAAATCAAAAGTATTAATTTGACTTCCAACAACGCCTGTTACAAGACATATTTTATCCGATATAGCTTTAGAAATTTCACAACCATTAGTTAAACCAAAGCTTATTAAAGGTTTGGCAAGATTTACTATTATATTTATATTTTTTTGTAATTCTTCAATATTATTTTTAAATAATAAATATTGTGATAATGGGTCTTTTCCGGCAAGAGGATTATTTAGATAACTATTTTTATTACTCATTATATATTATATTTAAAGAAAAGAATCATATAAAGAAATTTAATAAATAATTAATTATAATTATAATTATTATTTATGAGTAAAAAAATTTCATTAAAAATTTTAGAAAAAAAAATAGAAAAAAATTCAAATAGTGAAGAATCTATAAATGAAGAACACTCTATAAATGAAAAACAATCTATAAATGACGCACAATCTATAAATGACGCACAATCTGTTAATACAAAAATAAAAATTAAAAAAAAAAGAGGTAGGAAACCTAAACCTAAAAAAGATCTTCCTCCTAAAGTTCCGAAAAAAAGAGGTAGGAAACCTAAACCTAAAAAAGATCTTCCTCCTAAAATTCCGAAAAAAAGAGGTAGGAAACCTAAACCTAAATCCGATCTTCCTCCTAAAGTTCCGAAAAAAAGAGGTAGAAAACCTAAAAAAAAAAATTATGGTTTAATAAAAAATAAGGTAAAAAAAATTGAATCTGATAATATAATTTTACATTTACCTATAAGTTCAAAAAAAGTAATTCAAACATCAAAAGAAGCGGAACTTTTAACATATAACCCAAATGTTACTGAACCACAGCCTTGGCAAATAGACAACTTGGGAAATAAATTGCTTGACAATGTTGCATTTATCGAAAATAAACTAGATAATAATAAAGATAACCCAATAAAGGCACTTAATAATAATATTATAAAATATTCACATTATCCTTTTGATGAAAAAGAAGAAAATATAGTTAATATTTTAGAAAATTCAGATAATTCTGATTCTTCAGATGATGAATTGGAAATAAAAGAAAATGATGAAGAAAAATTTAAAACCGATATTACAAATATTGTAGAAAATATAGAAATTGCACATAAAAATAAATGGTTTAATAAAAAAGGTAAAGTAAATATACAAAAGCTATCAGATACATATCAAGATATAATTAATAATATGAAAAATAAACGAAAAAAAGATATAGAAAATTTTTCTTATACATCAAAAGATGATAATTGTGAACCAATGTTAAAACAATTTAATGAAGCTAACAAAACAAATGACAGTTGGCCATTATCTACATCAATACATTGTTGGTGGTGCTGTCATCCATTCGATGGAGCTCCATGTGGTCTTCCTTATGAATATTTAGATAATAAATTTCATGTTTATGGGATATTTTGTAGCCCCGAATGTGCTGCTTCATATAATTTTGATAATACAACGGGTGATGAAATATGGGAAAGATATTCATTATTAAATTTTTTATATAGAAAAATTTATAATGATAATAATATAAAAATCAAATTGGCAAGTCCAAGACAAATTTTGAAAATTTTTGGAGGAAAATTAACTATTAAAGAATTTAGACAGTTGAACTCTAATTATTTGAAAACCTATAAATTAATTATTCCACCAATGGTATCTATAATACCGCAACAAGAATTCAACTGTATTGATAAAGGTTTTAATTCTAATTTAGATAAAAAATATGTTACGATAAAAAAAACAGATATTTCTAATAATAATAATACAGAATTGAGGTTAAAAAGATCTAAACCATTTATATCTGATAAAAATACACTTGAAAAATGTATGAATTTAAAATTAAACAAGTAAATAAGTAAATATTATATTTATTGTTGTTTTGATAATTATAAATTAAATTATTATCTAATTTATAATTGTAAATTTATTATAAAATTATACTGTTTTATTACAGTATTGGATTAGCAGCTATTAATTTTATATATTGGGTTTCAGATAAAGTGTCTAATGACATTTTAAAGGATTTGTATCTTTAAATTATTGGTTGTTAAAACGTGCGCCGCCGGTTTGAACTCCCGAATGATCAGGAGAAGGTCCTAAATCTGGACCAATCATATTATTTCCAATTGACATTCCATTAGATACTGGCGATTGTTGTCCATATGCGGAATCAGCGAGTGGTTGGGGATTCTCTAAATATCTTCCAGAGTTTTTACCAAAATATTCAGAAGGCAATGAAACGCGTCCTCCCATTTGTTTTAAATAACCTTTTAATACTTTTTTTCCAATT